TTCCGAAGCAGATGCGGCCGCAGAAGCGGCTAAATTCTTTTTCTTTTCTGCTTTACCCGCCGGAGTGTTTCCATAAATGAAAATTCCGGCTATTGCAATAACCCCAATTACAAGTATAAACAATAATGCTTTTGCTCCTGTATTTGATTTCATTTTCATCCCCCTCCAATGGAATATTATACCAAGGTTTAAGGGATCGTCAATACCTGTCCCGGATAAATCAGGTTCGGATTTTTGATTTTGCTTCGATTTGCGTTAAAAATTGTAGGATATTTTGCGCCATTGCCATAAAAACGTTTCGCAATCCCCCATAAGGTATCGCCGGATTTTACGGTATAGGTTTTCTGCGCTTTCGGATTTTTTGTAGTCTTCGGTGCAGCCGTTGCTTTCGCTACAGGTTTCGCGGTGGCGGGGAC